GTACTTCATCATCAGATGCTGAGGTCATATCTACAACATCGTCGTCAGACATTTCATCAGACATTTCGTCATCAGACATTTCATCTTCAGCTCCAAATTCTTCACCACCCATTTCACCTTCTTCATCAGATTCAGGTTCGTCAGCGATTTCGTCTTCGTCAGCCGGTTCGTCGTTTATTGAAGTTTCATCATCAGCAGATTCATCATCTGTTACATCTTCATCTTCTTCAGGATTAACTTCGTCCTCTGGTTGTTCAACAACCGGTACGTCAGATTCTTCCTCTTCTACTTGTTCTTTAAGCAAATCGTTTAGTTCTTGTTTCATAGTTGAAGCAAGTATACCTTTTGCATTTTGCTTTACTGCTTCTTCAAGTGTTTGTACTTGAAGTAACGATTGTTCTAAAATAGATTTTTGACTCATCTTTTTTGTTTGTTTTATTATCTTATAAATACTACGATTTTATGAAAAATTTACTTTTTCAATATAGATACCCCTATAAAATTCATTATTTAGATAAAAAGTTATCTAATTTTCCCATTAAAGATTTCATTTTATCAAATCCCTCACCTTTTTCTTCGATGGATTCTTGATACTTGTCTCTATCAGATAATTCAGGGAAAACGTATGCTCCGGGTGTAGATGGAGACGATACCAAGTCAAAACACACAAGTTCAAAATCTTCCTGAACAATGTTTTGACCTTTAATATTCTTAAGTGAACCTACACCACGAGAAGAGATACCTAAAGTTGCACCGTTCATAATTAACATTGCCGCTTGGTCCCCTTTGGTAGAAACAATACCCATCTTCTTCCAACCAGGAGAAGTGAATAGTTTAATTTTACCCATTAACATTTTACCATCCCACCAAGTCTCGATAATAGAATGAGATACTCTATCTAAATCGATAAGTGAAGATGAAGGGTGATTTAACTCATTTAATGCTCCACCCTTTTTAATAAGAGTTTGGTATTTTTCGTTCTCTCTCTTAAGAAGAACTTCGGGATAGATTCTCCCGTTTTTGTTAGGTGTGTCGTATTTTTGTAAAACAGCATAAAGGATAAGGTCTTCTGAGAAGTCCATACCCTTCATTTCTGATATAATTTTTTTGTTGTCGTCGGGAGAGACGTGTCCTGCGTCGTATTCGATTAATATTCCTTTACCCGTCTCGTTTGGACCTAATATCTTCATTTACAGTTTTTATACTATAAATACATCAATATCCCAACTTATTTCTTGTTCTTGTAGAAATTAAACAGATTTTTGTCTTTTAAATTATTATTAATAATGTTTTCCGATATAGATTTGATTGTTTTTTTAACATTTACATCTCTAATATCGAATTGATTTTTAACAAATAATGTAATCTCTAAATTCATAAATGACTTTTTCTCTAATTTTATTCCTTTAGTTCTAACATCTAAATCGACGATGTTTTCTTTTCTAAAGAAGTCATTTTCTAAATAATATAGATAGGTTTTAATATCTCTTCTTGTCTTTGATAGGATTTGATTAAAGTCATCCGTCTCATTTTCGGGTAATAGCCAAGAGTTTAATTTTATGTATACAGTCTTTAAATTTTTAAAATCTACAGTACCGTAACCGATTTTTACATTTTCACAATATCCAAGGGGTATAAATTTCCCAGTTTTCATTATCTTTGTACATATTTTTTCATTTTATGGTGTAATAAAAATATAATGAAAAATTCTTGTATTTCCAAAATATATTTATAAAATACAAAAAGTAAAATATGTTAATAATAGAAATTAAAAATGAAAAGGGTATTGAGTCTGCACTTAGGACTTATAAACAAAAAGTCCAAAAGACTAAACAAATCCAAAAACTAAGAGAAAGACAGGAATTTGTAAAACCGTCAGTTAAAAAAAGAACACAAAAATTAAAGGCGATTTACATAGAGTCAAAAAAAAATGGTCTTAATTAAGACCATTTTTTAATTCTTTAAGTTTGTAGAGATTAAACTTACTAAAATTCATTTCGTTTACCTCTTTTTGAACTTGATTTAATTTTGTTGTTAAATCATTATCCTGATTTTCAGATAATATCGTTCCCACTTGGGATAGTACTGATTCTTTTAATTCTGTGATGTTCTTTTCTAAATCTTCTTGAGACATTGAAAGGATTGTTTTTAATTCTTCTTGTTGTTCTTCGTTTAAACTGTTTGAATATAATACGTTGAAATTGTTTGCCAATACAGCGTGTAATAAATTTTCGTTTGGAACCACTCCGTCTATAGTGGATTCATTTACCTCTTTTTTAGTGGTTAAATGACTAACTAATTTTTTCTTTGCAATTACCTTCTTATCTATGTTGTTTAAACTATCATCTTCCAATAATTGGTCAAGTGTTGAATAAACTTCGTTTTCGTTAATTTCTAAATCACCTAATTTTTCATTTAATGAACTACAAAACTCAACAATTGATTTTGATTTAGACTTAAGGATTGTGTTTAGTTCCTCAACATATAGTTTGGCAACTTCTTTATCCTCAAAGTATTTGTTTTCAATCTCTTCGTAGAAAAGGTATAATTCTTTGAAATCTTTGTTTTCCTTTATTGTTTTTAGGATATCCTTCATTTCAGATTTGTTCTGACTTGAATAAGATTCTGTAAGTTTCTTTAATATTTTGGTTTTTAAAACCCCGATTTTGTTCATTTTTAGTCGTTTAATATATCTTTCAATTTATTTTCTATCTCATAAATATTCTGTTGGGCTTTATTAATATCAAATAAATCCTCTAATTTTTCAGAATCATCTCCTAACATAGATAAAATCTTATCTTTTCTTGATTCACTTAATGGTGCTGCCCCTGCTGGTGGGGTTGCTTCTGCCGGTGCTCCCATATCTGCCGGTGCTCCCATTCCCATATCACCACCCGGCATTCCACCTTCGGCCGGTGCCGCTCCACCTGACGCTTCAAGTTTTTCTCTTTCTTCTTCAGGTATTCCGTACTTAGAATCTACCTCATCAAATACTCCTGAACGTTTAATGATAGTAGCTGTTGCTGCTAACTCACCACCAATTGCTCTCTCAAGTCTTTGTTGTTGTAAATCAAGTATAACTTCATTAACACTAAATCCAAGTATATTTTTCTTAGCCCAAGTATGTGATACCGGTAATATACCAAGTTGTGAGTTATCCGATGTTGCATCTTTGTACAATGTAACCTTCTCTTTCCATTGTTCAATCTTAAGTAAATCAGATTGAGATGATGGGTTAGTTAACGATAAACTAAAGTTATGTAATTCATCTTCTAACCCTAAAAGATATAAATGAATTAACGCAATTTTATTTAATTCTTGTATTAATGATTTTTGTATTCTATTGATAGTTCTTGCAAAACGTATATCCATTAACGCAAGATTTTTACCATCACCAACAACCTCTTCAAATCCTAAAAATGCTTTTGGAATACGAAGTGCTGCTAACATCTTTTTTTGAATATACTCAATATCCGCAATCTCACCTAAATTAGCCGCTCCCGGTAATGTCTCGATTGGGTTAGTTTGTGCGGGGTCACGTACAGGGATGAAATAATCTTGGTCTACTGCCATCTGATTATATCTCATATCTACGTTACCATTCTTTTGGTCAACTACCGTATCTCTTTTGAATTTGTTTGCTACACGTTGTACATATGGTTCAATGTCCTTATCGTCCATATTACCTACAAATACTTTGAATACACGTCTTTCAGGTGCTCTTGATGTTCTGTAAATTAACATCGCATCTTCAGCAAGTAAAAGTTGTTTCCAAATTCTTCTAATCTTATCTAACATAGAAGTACCGTAAGGTAATTTTCTATCGTCACCTAAAATTCTAAAGTGAGCAATTTCCCAAGCTTGGAATTCAATATCTTTATTCTTCCAATTAAATCTTAATTCTCTTGTTGGTATTTTAGAATCTTTAGGCGCTGCCGCTAAGTTCTTAAGTGCTGCTCCCTCAACTCTTTCAATTTCGATGTTCGGTAATTGTTGACATCCTACAATACCTCTTTCAGGGTCAACTTTAAGAAACACAAAATCATCACCATACTTACACATACCTCTAGCCCACATTTGTAGGTTAGTGTTAATGTCTAATTTTTCTTTAAATAAATCTTCAAGAATTCCTTTAATTCTTTTTGACTCTGAATATATTGTTAGTATCTCACCCTTTTCAGACATTGTTGTCGATTCTTCTGCGTAGATATCTAACGCAGCAGAAATCTCAGGTGTGAATTCCATAGATTCATAATCATAATATGCCGATAATCTATTTGGTTCGTAATAAACCGATTGATTATATAATGATTGGTCTAACTTAGTCCACTTGTCAGCAACGTACTGTGATTGTTGGGCTTGTAGTAACGCCTTTTCATAGTCCTCCTTGCTGTCGGTTTTTAATATCTCATCTCTGTTAAGATTGAATGACGGTGATTCGTCTTTTGATTTTCCTTGAAAACCAAAAACCTTCGTGAGTTTCTGAAATACCGTTAAATTATTTTCTGCCATAACTATAAATACTATTTCTTAAAAATATATTCTTTTTTATTGGATAAATAAAGGATTATTTAGGTTTACCAAATAACCAACTATACTCACCATACGCCTGTTTATTTGGTGTTTGTGGTTGACCACCACCAAAACCTTCACTCGCCATCGAACCGATTGGGTCGAATGTTGTACCATAAGAATAAAAGGTTTTACTTGCCTCATACGTTCTTTCAGATAAAACCCAAGAATCCAACATCGCTTTGTTTTGTGCATCAGTTCTTTGTAATTGATTGAAACATAAGTCACCAGCGTATAATGCCATAGACATACTCATAATCGCATCATCGTGAGCACCTTTCATATGGTCAGGTCTACCATTCATATAAACAAACGTATTAAGTTCATTTAACAATCTACTTGACCTAACTTGAAAACCCTTCCTCAATTGTTCTTCAAATGCCGCAACAATCTGTGTTCTTTTATTATTGAAGTTTAAACCGGGTATCTTATCCATTGCTTTCTTATTATACTCCCATATGTTTTGAGTATTAATACCATCAATGTATAGATTTTTATAATTTAATTCCTGTAATTTTCTTGATGTAGCGACCCCCATACCTCCTGTAATATCTATCACAATGAATGCATTATACAACACCCCCCATTTATAAGCAATTGCTGC